ATCTTGGCAGGACCAGCTGGAGTTGGAAAGACTTCGCTTATCAAGGCTCTATGCAAACAGATTGACGCTGATGTTTTGTTTATCAATGCAAGTCTTGATCGTGGCATTGGTGACATCAGAACTACTGTTGCCCAATACGCCTCCTGCTCCTCAATGTTTGGAGGAAAGAAAGTTGTAATCCTGGATGAGGCAGATAACCTCACACAGGACAGCCAAAAGGCACTCAGAGCACTGATTGAGGAGTTTCAAAACCATTGTATCTTTGCTCTTACTTGTAACTACCCACACAATATTATTGATGCAATCCACTCTCGGTGCTCTGTTGTTGATTTCCATGTTCGTGACCCTAAAGACCTGGCACTTTTATGTGCTCAGTTCTATAAACGAGTTGTTTCAATTCTCAAGTCCCTCAATGTCCAATATGATGACAAGGTTCTTGCCAAATATGTCATGGACATGGCACCTGATTGGCGTGGTATTCTAAACAACCTGCAAGCAGAATCTAAGTCTGGTGAAATCACTTCTGATATTCTCAAAGATACACCAGATCAACTGGTAGAGTATCTGAAGAAGAAGCAATGGCAAGATGCAAGAGACTGGGTATTTGAGCATTCATACATTCACCCCAAGAAACTGGAGTCTGACATCTACAAAGCAATTCAACCACACCTTGTGGACCAATCTAAACCACAGGCTGTGTTGATTTTTGCTGAATACTCAGATAAGATAGAGCATGGGGCAGATCCTTCTATCACTCTGCTTGCAGTTGCAACACAACTTATGATGGAATGCACTTGGAAAACTGATGGCTAAACCCTCTCCCTTTGTTTATGTGAAGTCCATATGTGAGAAGAAGTATGAGTATGACTTGTCTGGTTATACCCCTTATCTTGTGAATAGATGCTTTGCAATGCATATGGACACAATAATGTTTGCAGAAGAGATGAATCAGGCACACCAGATTGGTCCTGAGTTGCAATATGACTTCTATTATTATGCTGTGCGTAAAGGTAAGAGGTTTGGTTTCCCACCTAAACCAGAAGAGCACAAGCATGTAGAGTTGATACAAGAGCATTATGGTTATTCAAGGGAGAAAGCCCTACAAGCACTGCAACTCCTCACTCCTGAGCAAGTGAAATCTATTGTAGATTCAAAGTATAAAGGTGGAATTCATAAATAAAGTGTAACATTTAATGAAATAATGGATTGGTCTGCTGCAGACATGGTTGAGGTGAGACTTGGTCAGCCTGATGATTTCCTGAAGGTGAGAGAAACTCTCACCAGAATTGGTGTCGCTTCACGCAATGAGCAAAAACTCTTTCAATCATGCCACATCTTACATAAACAAGGTAAGTATTACATTGTGCACTTTAAAGAGTTATTCTTGCTTGATGGTAAGGAATCTAATCTCTCTGATAATGATGTGCAACGTCGTAACAAAATCACTAAACTTCTGAGTGATTGGGGATTAGTTGAGATTGTTAACAATGAAATCACTGAAAATACATCTTCCATCAGTCAGATTAAAATCATTCCTTATAAGGAAAAGGCTGAGTGGGAATTGATTCCAAAGTATTCTATTGGCAACAAGAAGAATGACTGACTTCCAAAACCTCACAGAGGCTTATAATTCCATTTATGAGGGGTCTCTTCATAAGTGGTTTAATGCATCTAAGTCCAAGGATGGTAAGCCTGGCTGGGTGCAGTCAGATGGGTCTCCCTGTGCAAATGAGAAGGGAGAAACAAAGACTCCCAAGTGTTATTCATCACGTCGTCTTGCTGGACTGAAGAAAACTAAGGAAGGACAGAAGAAGATTCGCTCTGCTGATGCAAGAAAGTCGCGTCAGGACTCTGGGCAACAGAGTAAGAGTGGTGCAGCAAAGCCCACCAATGTGAGAACTTTCACTGATAAAGATGATTATAAGAAACACCCCTCTGGGGATTACACCAAAAAGGAGGAAACTCAAATGAATTATTCTCAATTGATGGCTGATGCTTATAACAGCATGTATTCCAACCAAGAGGGTGAGAACATTGATGAAGCATGTTGGAAGGGTTATACCAAGAAGGGCATGAAAACTATGTTTGGTAAGAAGTATCCAAACTGTGTAAAAAAGGAAGAAGTTGAAACCATTGAAGAGGCAGATAAGAAAGGTAAAGGTAGTGGCACTAAGGATGCTTGCTATCATAAAGTGAAGAGTAGATTCAAAGTTTGGCCTTCTGCTTATGGCTCTGGTGCACTTGTTAAGTGTCGTAAGGCTGGTGCTGCCAACTGGGGCAACTCCTCCAAGAAAGAGGCAATTGAGTTAACAAGAGATGAAGTTTTATCTTACCTGGTTGAAAATGGTTATGCACCTGATATGATGTCAGCAGAGGTTATGTTTACTCACATGAGTGATGAATGGATGTCCATTATTTCTGAAGTCACCGCATTTGATATGGTAAAGAAAGACTTCACTGATAAGTATGGAAAGAAGGCACTCCTGAAGCCTGAGCAAATGAAGAGACAACCTGGACAAAAGCCCAAGCCTGTGAAGTATACTCATGGTGATATGAGTAAATTACCTCCCAGAGCAGGAGAAAGTGACTGAGTAGGGTTTTCCCCCTATAATAACAAACAAAAAGTGTTATAACTACAGGGTGTGGATGCTTCGGGTTCACACCCTTTATCTCGCTTAGTTTAGGAGAACCTAATGAATAACCTTGTACGCTGGGAGCAATATGCCCCCGTATCACTTGGACTGGAAGAAACCTTCCGCAGACTGGATGCATTTGCTGATAGAACAGCAAGTGAAAACTATCCAAAGTATAACATCATTAAAATCGACGAAACCACTCAACGCCTTGAAATTGCCCTTGCTGGGTTTAAGAAGGAAGACATTGAAGTCAGTGTTGAACGTGGTGTGTTAAATATTACTGCAACTCACAAAGAGTTGGAGGTTGGGTCTTATGTCCATAAGGGCATTGCATCACGTGATGTCAGGAAAAACTGGCAACTCAGTGACAATGCTGTTGTTGACGACCCTGTCTTTGTTGATGGAATGTTGAAGCTTACAATTCGTCTGGAAGTCCCAGAAGAGCATAAGCGTAAAGTTCTTCCCATCTCTTAATAAAAAACTGCCCTGGTGTTATAATACCAGGGCCTACTAATTTTCGAAAATTACTATCAATCATGGCTGTTAAAGTACTCGTTAATGCAATTGGTCAGCATATCATTGCTGATGTAAAGCAAGTTGAAAAGAAAGATACCAAAGAGGTTATTGCTTACTATGTGAGCTCTCCTCGTGTTGCCTCATACTCACGTGGTGAAGATGGCAATGTAAATGTGGGCTTTGGTCCTTATTGCCTGCTCTCTGATGAGAATGAGTTCAGCATCAGTGTGGGCAACATTGTTTCCATCCTGGAACCTCGTGATGATGTGATTGAGCAATACAATGCTATCCTGTCTGTTCCTGAGGCAGAGGAAGAGGAAGAGGCAGTTGAAGCACCTGTTGAAGTTGCCTGATGAATGTAATCCTTTTGTTACTAAAGAGTGGAGACTACATTGTCTCCTACTCTGAAGAGTTGCAATATGAACCAAAGGTGCATTTGGTTCATCCGCATCTCATCAGTGGGAAGACTAAGATGGTGCTAACCCCTTGGCCTTCTTATACTGATGACACACATGTGCTGCTAAACTCAAGTGATTTGCTTACTGTTGTAACACCAACAGATAAAATCACTGAAACTTATAAGAAGAAGGTTGGTAATGAGGAGGACTATAAGCCTAAACCAGCACCTGTTCTCCTCACAGAGGATGAGAATGTACCTGAAACATATGATGAATATGAACCCAGGTATGTGGAGCAGTGATAATCTGTTATAATAACAAAAAGGATTATCAGAAACTGTGAAATTTTGGACATTTGTCAGGTTGTATGGAAACCAAATCCTCATCAGAGGATATGATGAAGCAAAGGGTGGGACTTTTATGGACAAAGTGTCCTTTGAGCCCACCCTTTTTGTGCCTACAAAAAACAAAACCAAATATAAAACACTGGATAACAAACCAGTTGCACCAGTGAAACCAGGCACAATGAAGGACTGCAAGCAGTTCATTGAGGATTACTCTGGTGTTGATGGCACCAGTGTTTATGGATTGGAGAGGTGGATTTATCAATACATTTCAGAAGAGTTTCCTGATGATGTTCAGTATGATGTTGATAAGATTAAGTTGTGGTCTCTTGATATTGAAACTGCATCAGAGAATGGTTTCCCTAAACCAGAACTGGCAGAGGAAGAGATCCTTCTTATCACACTGAAGAACTTCAAGACTAAACAACTCATCACCTTTGGTTCACGTCCTTACACTCCAACCAGGGATGATGTGAATTATGTTTATTGTGAGGATGAGATTACTCTCCTCAAAACATTCATGGAGTGGTGGTGCAGTGTGCAACCTGAAGTTATTACAGGTTGGAATGTGGAGTTGTTTGACATCACTTACATTGTGAATCGCATCCACAAGAGACTTGGGTTGAATGCAATGAGAGACATCTCACCATGGAGAATGGTGAGTGAGAAGTGGGTGGAAATGCATGGGAGAAAGCAACTCTCCTTTGATATCGCTGGTGTTTCCATTCTTGATTACCTGGACATCTACAAGAAGTTTACCTACACCAACAGGGAATCATACAGACTGGATGTGATTGCAGAGATTGAATTGGGTCAGAAGAAACTGGACCACTCTGAGTTTAACACCTTTAAAGACTTCTACACCAAAGATTGGACAAAGTTTGTTGACTACAACCTGGTTGACGTTGACCTGGTGGATAGGTTGGAAGAGAAGATGAAACTCATTGACTTGGTGATGTTGATGGCATATGATGCCAAATGCAACTACACAGACACATTCCAGCAGGTAAGGTTGTGGGATATCATTATCTACAACCACCTGAAGAAGCAAAACATTGTGCTTCCTCTGATGAAGAGGAGTGATAAAAGTGACAAGTATGCTGGTGCTTATGTGAAAGAACCCATCCCTGGTGCTTATGACTGGGTTGTATCGCTGGATTTGAATAGTTTGTATCCTTCTCTGATTAGATTTCTCAACATTTCTCCTGAAACATTATTACCAGACAAAGTTGATGTCAATGTAGAGGGTCTCATCAAGAAAGAATGTGATATCTCTACAGATGAGGATGTATGTGTTGCTGCTAATGGGGCAACCTATAGTAAAAAGAATACAGGAATTATGCCTGAACTTGTTATCAAGATGTACAGCGAGAGGGTTAGGTACAAGAAGCAGATGCTACACTACAAACAGAAATTAGTTGACATTGAATCTGAAATGAAGCGTAGAAATTTGTTATAATGGGTATAAATAATATCAATATACTCTATATCCAGTGAAATCAGTTAAAGAATTAGGAAACTATGTTTATACCCTTACCTGTCCCATAACAGGAAGGGTATTTTATGTTGGTGAGGGCAAAGGATACAGAGCTTGGTCCCATACAAAACCAAGTAGCTTTCTACCCTATGATGTAAATTACCCATCACACTATGGATATATCAAAAAACTACACTTATTAGCTCAGGAACCTGAGGTAAATATAATCCATAGCGCAAGTAAGAGTGAATGTTTAGAAATTGAAACAAAACTTATTGAAGAGTATGGTGTCCATAG